AGAAGAATCTGCCAAGGCAGTTCTCGAAATGGCGTGGGGAGCCGTCTTCCACAAGCTGCCGGTCAAGTATGGTGCTGACTGGATCGCCGTTCGTGGGGGAAAGGCTGTTGCGGTGCTTGAGTACAAGAACCGTCCTCACCAGCACGACCGGTATCCGACCTACCTCCTGAGCTTGCACAAATGGATGACTGTGAGGCAGGTGGCTGCGGAGGCAAATGTCAGGGCGTTTCTGGTTGTCGAGTTCACTGATGGCTTGTACTGGGCTGAAATGATGGACGGTATTGGTGAGACTGGCGTTGGCGGCAGGACAGACCGGGGAGACCCAGACGACGTAGAGCCGTGCCAGTTCGTCCCGTTGTCGTGCTTCACCAGACTGCGTCTATTCGATCCACCAGAGTAGCGGTTGATCGCCGCTCACGACCCAGCGACAAACCTTTCTGCCTTTTGGTTTGCTCGCTGCGGTCGGCTCTGGGTGAGGGGAACAAAAGTCCATAGCTTCTTGAACATACGCTGTGCCCGTCGTATGATTTTGTCATGCACCTGCGTTTGGCGACGATTCTCTTGACGGCCGCGTTTCTTGGCGGCGACGTAACGAGTGATCCATCTCCCTATGACGCCTGTGTCCGGCTGGGGCACGGAGTCGGGAGCGGCGTCATCGTCAGCATGGACGGCGAGACGGCCTATGGGCTTACCGTGAGCCATCTGGTGAAGCGACGTGGCTCCGACATCGTCTTCCAGAACCGGGACGGCACAGAGGGCGTGGCAACCTTTGTGGGCAGGGACGAGGATTCCGACTTGGCGCTGTTCAGGTGTCGCAGCCGAGATGTGATCGGGGTGGCCCCTGTTCTTCTTTCGAGGACCAAGGGGGTTGTCTACGGGGCTGGGTACACCTCCTCCGCAAAAGGCAAGCTCGTCATCAAGGGTCTGAAGCCGATGGACCCAGTAATGATTTCCAACCTGAAGAACGGGCGAGCGGCTTACGCCGTAACGAGTGGCCGGTTCGCCAACGGCGACAGCGGGGGAGGTGTCTTTGAAGGCGGCTCGCTGGTGTCGGTGCTGAGTCACGGTGAGGATGACGAGCGTGCCCTTGGTGCAACACACTCGCAGATTCTCCGGTTCCTCAAGGAGAACGGGGCGAAAGAGGCGTCTGGCAGTCTGGTCTTCGCCGAGAAGTCAGCGGAACCAGAGTCCGAAAGCCGTAACGAGTTTCCCGACTGGGGAGACAAGGACCGCACGCGAGAGATCCTCAAGCTGTGGAAAGCCGTGCGTAGCCGCGGGGCGGGTCCGGCTGGTGCTGCCGGTGAGGCGGGTCCGGCTGGTGCTGCCGGTGAGGCGGGTTCGCCGGGAGCTGCCGGTGAGGCGGGTTCGCCGGGAGCTGACGGAAAGAACGCCGACCCGTCTGAGATTGCCGCCTTACGTCAGGAACTCGCGTCTAACCGTAAATTGATCGACAGGCTCATGTCGACTCCGGTTACAGTTCAGGTGCTTGACCCCAAGACCAAGTCAGTCGTTGCTGAACAGAAGTACCCGTTTGGGACACCAATCAAGCTGATCCTACCAATCATGAAAGCGAGGGCGACCAGATGAACGAGCAGATCAAGATGCAGATGGAGCAGGACTTTGCCCAGTCAGGCAACGTACTGGCACAGGTCCAGACACGTTTCAATAGCAATATTGCCCATGTGAGTGAAGAGAGCAGCAAAATTTTCCAGCTCAAGCTCCAGTTGATCGGGGCGACGGCTCAGAATCTCCTCGAGCAGCACGGGCAGGCCAACATGCAAGCGCAGCTCAAGTCGTCTGGATTGTTCCCCGGCATAATGCAGGGTCCAGCCGCTCCAGCCGCAGCGGGTAGCTGATGTGGGGCAGTCGATTGCTGAGTGGTGGCGTAGCGAATCTGACCGGAGGGATAGAGGCCACAGCGAGTGGCTCGACGTCCTCTGGTCCGGCGACCATGAACGGATCACCGCCTACCTTCGCCGAGATCGACGGGATGGCCAACCTGATGGGTCTGGAGGAGATGGGTCGCCAGAACCGTCACGCGATGTCGATGGCTCAGGCTCAACTGCGTAAACATCTCGGCGACAACTGGGAGCAGCCAGAAGACGTGGCGATCAACTGGAACTCCCCGACGATCGTGAATCATCCCAAGGCGGGGATGGGGACGCTGGCGAAGCTGGCTATGGGTGCTGGCTTGTTGGGTGGCGGGATCGCATTGGGGTCGGCGATGCCGTGGCTACTTGCTAATCTGTCGTCGGGTGCTGCGGACGTGGTCACGCCATCGGACAGTGACACGCAGTATCGGTTGGGGTTGGGCGAGCCTGATGAATGAGCGCGATCCGATGTGGTGAAAACGGCGGGGTGAGGCGAGACGGTGAACCGTGCCGACGGTATGCCGAACGCGGACGGATGAAATGCCGTTTTCATGGTGGGGCTGCGCCGATTGGACCGGCAAACGGATCTTGGAAACACGGCCGGTATTCCAAGTACATCCCGACAGGACTAGCCTCGAAGTACGCCGAAGCGGAAGCAGACCCGTCTCTAGGTGAGTTGCGTGGAGAAGTGGCGTTGCTGCAAGCGATCATCGCTGAACGGGTCGAGCGGCTCCACGAACACGGCGTATCAAATGTGTGGTGGAAGCAGCTCAACAAGACGGCGGACAAGATAACCGAGGCTAACCGGATCGGCGACCGCGCGAGGGTCGGCGAGTTGTTGTCCGAACTGGTGACCGCTGTCCGCGAGGGTGCGGCATTCGGCGAACTGGTTGACGAGGTTGCCAGCTTGGTTGAACGCAAGAGCAGGATAGCCTCTCGTGAATGGCGGCGGATGGTAGACCTGCAACAGGTCATGACAACAGAACGCGCGCTGGCAATGGGTGAGGCGTTGGTGCGGTCTGTGGTCGAACACGTAGACGACCGGGAAGCGGTCAAGCGGATTGCCGATGACGTTGGCAGATTGTTCGGGTCGACAGTTTCAGGATCGCCAGCATGAGGGCACCGCCACGTAACTCCCAGCTCTGGCCGTTCCTCTACTGGGTGAGCGGTCTGGCCAAGCTCGCGGTAGGGGCCGCGTTGCTGGGCGGCGGGATGGGATTGGGGTCGGCTATTCCGTGGCTGGTTGATAGGCTATCGGTTGGGAGTGCTGCGCCCGTGGTCGCCCCGGCGACGGACAGCGACACGCAGTACCGCCTCCGACTGGGCGAACCGGATGCAACACAGTGAGTAGGTCATGGGCACGCCGAGCAACTACTACGTCGACCCGACGAATGGCGACGATACGACTGGTGACGGGACATCAGGCAACCCGTGGCAGACGACCGACCATGCGCTGACATCCGGGATCACTCGCGATGTCACCAACGGGGACCAAGTCAACATTCGCGACACCTCGATCGATTCGTCGTTGTCGTCGATGGATATCGCGTCGACATACGGCAACCCGACAACGGGGGCTCCGCTGATCCTGCGTGGCTACGCCACCTCTGCGAACGACGGCGGGACAGGGACGCTGAGCGGTAACGGTGGCCGCATCTTCAACACGTCGGCGGATTTCGTGTCTCTGATCGACTTGCGTTGCACGGACGGCGGCAGCGGGGAGATCATCAAGGTCGACAATAGCTGGTCCTTGATGCGGTGCCAGTTCGACAACACGACGGGGAATGCGGTCGACATCGACGACGACGCCCGCATAGTCAACTGCTACTTCAAGGACATCGGCGGCGACGCAATCTATCCTGCCCAGCGGACGTTCATCCGGGCATGTACGTTTGAAAACGACGGGGGAGGCAAGGAGTTCGTCAACGCGGTTTCGGCTGCGAGTACGCTTGGGTGGGTCGTCATCGAGGAGTGTATCTTTAAACTCAGCGGTGCGTCTGTCGGGGTGACGCACTCGGCGGGTGCCGGGTCTCTGGAGGTTCGCAACTGCTCATTCTACTCCAGCGCCGGGACGGGATCAGGGATCACGGGCGGCTCGTCGCAGCGGGTCGTCGTCTGTGTGAACAATCTGGTAGAGGGGTTCTCGGGACCGGGCGGGTACGGCATCAGGCTGAGGTCGTGGGACGCGGTGACGTATGGCCACAATGCCTGCTACGACAACACTACGGACTACGACATATCGGCGGATCAGATATTTGACCTCGGCGACAACGAGACGCTGACGGTTACGCCGTACACCAACGCCAGCGGAAACGACTTCAGCCCAGTGGATACGGGGAACGTGCTGGCGGGATCGTACCCGGAGATCTTCAAGGGGTTCGCGCAGATCCAGAGCAGGGATAAGGGCGCCATCCAGAAAGCGGCTGGCGGTGGAGGTGGTGGGTCGAGGCGGTCACGGATCAGGCGTCACAACTGAGGGCTCGGGCATGGCGGTATTCAAAAACGTGGCGAGTCAGAAGCTGGCGGTCTTTGCGTGGGACACGACCGCTGACGCCGCGAAGACTGGTGATGCGGCGAACATTACGGGGTACATCAGCAAAGACGCCGCCGCCATGTCTGCGACGAACGACGCCAACCCGACCGAGCTGGACGCGACCAACGCGCCGGGCGTGTACATCTTCGACGCCACCCAAGCAGAAACCAACGCTAACATGCTGGTGCTGTTCGCCACGTCATCAACGGCGGACATCAAGCTAGATCCGATGATCGTCTACACTATGGCGGTAGGCGTTGGGAACCGGGTGGCTGTGGATGCCGAGGCGGTGAGCGGATCGACCACGGCAGCGGACAATGTGGAAGCCAACATCGCCAACCTAGACGCGGCGGTGTCGAGTCGCTCAACATTGTCGGCGGCGGACGTCAACACAGAAGTCGTGGACGTGTTGCGGATCGATACGATGACAGAGCTGGTGCAGGGGATTCCTCCAGCGACGCCGACGATGGAGGATGCCCTGATGCTGCTCTACATGGCCGTGCGAAACAAGCTGACCGTGACTGCCACGGAGAAGGGGATCCACAACGACGCCGGGACGAAGGTCACGAAGAAGACGCTGGCTGACGATGGCACAACGTACACAGAATCCGAGGCGGTCAGCGGAGCGTAACGGGTGGCAATCGACACCGAACAGAAACGCCGGTCGGCAGCGGGTGTCCCGATGCTTCCGGTGGCGATCAAGCCAGCCGGGTCTCTGGATACTCGGGACCGGTGGGCGGCGGGCTGGTCCTACTACATCGACCCCGCTGCTGGCGAGCCGGACACCGAGTCGCTGGAGTGGGACGTGAGATCGGACGAGATGGATTGGTCGCCGGGTTCGGACGCTTTCGACTGGAGCCTAGCGGTGAATCTACCTGAATGGAGCGTGAAGCTATGACGGTCATCAGCGCCACACAGAAACCGGTTATGCACTCGGGCGAGACCCGCAACTGCGCTGTTAGTTTCGACGACGTGCTGGAGGGATCACCCGACGAGACGATCACCGGGACGCCGACGATCACAGGGACCGGGATGACCGTCACTAACATTGCCGTGACGACTGGATCGCGCACCATCAACGGCAAGTCTGTGGCTGCCGGGAAGGCTGTGACGTTCGTGATGAGCGGGGGCACGGCGGGCAACGACTACGCCCTGACCGTGACCGTGACGACAACCAGCACCCCGTCCCAGACGATTATCCGGGTGCTGCCATTGTGGGTCTATGACTCGTGAGGCCGCCGCCGAGGGACTCGCAGGTCTGGCCGTTCTTGTATTGGGTGAGCGGGCTGGCCGCGTTGACGACGATCTTGTGGCTGACGGCCAGCGACTTCGATCAGACCGAGGGCCGGGCGATTGCCGGGACCGGGGCGGCTACGGCTGCTACCATGTTCATCATCGAGGTGCTGCGCCGGAAGGTGGGCCGGGATGACTCGTGACCAATACATTCGGCGGGCCAAGATCGTCAGGCTGGTGGACGGAGATACGGTTGATGTGGACATCGACCTTGGCATGGCGATCACGACCCGGCAGCGGTTGCGGCTGTACGGGATCAACACGCCGGAGGTGCGAGGACCGGAGAAGGTGGCCGGGCACGCGGCGACCCAGCACCTCGCCGACCTGCTGGTGCAGTTCAGGCACGAGGGCGATGGTGAGTGGGACATCATCGTGAAAACGTACCGGGACAAGAAGGGGAAGTATGGTCGGTACTTGGCGGATCTGATCGGTGAGGATGGCGACGGT